ATGCGAGCTGATCGCACGCGATCCCGATTATCCAGCTCGTACATCCATTCTCGATTCCTTAATTCGGGTCCTCAACGGCCATCTGTACGACGTTTTGCCATACGACTTTCAGGATGAACGTAGCGCTGCCGGAGAGTACATTCCACTTCGAAAGCGTAGACCATCTGTTCGCTACCCTCTGTGCCGCATTGTCGTAGAGGACAGCGTGTCACTGCTGTTCAGTGAGGGACACTTTCCAACAATCGACTGCCCCGATCGCACGATGCAGGAGTCGATTTCTCGCATCGTGCGTGATTCCCATCTCAATCTGGTAATGACCGAGGCAGCTATTCGAGGTTCGGTCGGATCTGTGGCAATCTTGATGAGAGTGCTGGATGGTCGGATCTTTTTTCAGGTGTTGGATTCGCTTTATCTCACGCCAATATGGGACCCAAAAGAACCTGATTCTCTCCTGATGGTCACCGAGCGCTACAAAGTATCGGGGCCTCAGTTATCTGCCAATGGATATGATGTACCCGATCCCTCTGTCGATTTCTGGTTTCAACGATCCTGGGACCGCTCCGCAGAAACCTGGTACAATCCGTCGTCCATAAATGATGGTCTGCCTTCGGCAGTCGATACCAGGCGGACCGTCCGCCATGGGCTCGGATTCGTTCCGATCGTATGGATTCGGAACCTTCCGGGCTATTCATCAACCGGAGACTCAAATGATGGCGCCTGTACTTTCCGCTCCGCCATCGAAACTCAGATCGAGATCGATTACCAATTGAGTCAGGCCGGTCGAGGGTTGAAGTACAGCAGTGATCCGACCTTACTCCTGAAAGAGCCGATCGGTTCTGATATCGACATCATCAAGACGGCAGGAAATGCTCTCGTTGTCGGTGAAAAGGGGGACGCCAGGCTCCTGGAAATTGGGGGTACAGCCGCAGCTGCGGTGATTGACTATGTTCGCACGCTCCGCGAGTTCGCCCTGGAAAGCATCCACGGCAATCGCGCAAGCCCCGATCGCCTCACGACTGCCCAGTCCGGCCGCGCGCTCGAACTTATGAATCAAGGACTTCTTTGGCTCGCGGACAATCTTCGCATCACCTATGGCGAAGTGGCCCTACTCTCATTGGCGCGGATGATCGTTCGTGCATCTTTATGTTACTCATTACGTGCCGCGGGAGGGGATCTACCACCAATGGATCCAAGCATTGCATTGTCGTTGAAGTGGCCCAGATGGTACCCCACAACAGCAGCAGATCGCCAACTTGATGCCACAACTTTGGAAACATTAATGAACTCCCGTCTGATCAGCCGCGCCAGCGCAATCAGAGCGATCGCTGATACTTACGATATTAACAATGTAACCGCGGAACTAGAGCAAAGCGCAATTGATCAAGATGATAAATAATCAGTTGATTGAAGCACCGGTCGAAACTGAGGTGCAAGATGATCCCAATACCGTCCTAAGCTTGCGACTCGACAAACTGGAACGTGATCGTCTGGAAGACCGTCGCCTGAATGAAAGACAGCACATTCTGGCTGAACTGAAAGTCGAAGCAATGCGGGCCAACATGATTGACCTGGATGGCCTGCAATTCGTCGACATAAGCGAAAAACGTTTGGACGAAGACGGTGGTTATGCCGACAGCGCAGAGTTGATCAGCCGTCTCAAACGCGCCAAGCCTTGGCTATTCGCTACCTCGTCATCCTCCAGCATTGCCAAGGTTCCGCCGTCAGGCCCCACACGACAAAAGCTCGCGAAAGAGATGTCTGACGAAGAGTATCGGACCGCACGGGCCAATATCATCAGACGTTCGGGATTTTGAACAAGACGACGCATCCAATGTCAATAACCAGATCAGTTCTTTGACCAAAAGGCTAAGTTTTTATGGGTATCCAAAACTTTCCTGTCGCGCTCCAGCCGATTATTCAACAAGGCTTTCTGGAGCGTGAATTTGAGCAGGCTCTTACGTCACGCCTCGGCTACCGAGCCTGCGCCGATCGAGAAGAAATTGCTGTTGGAATCGGCGAGACACTGACAAAGACCCGCGCAGGCCTGAGGCCAACCGTCACGGTTCCACTGGTTTCCTCCACAAACACAAATCTTGATAACGGCCTAACGCCGGGCAACTGGGGAGTGGAACAGTACACAATCACGATCAACCACTACGCCGCGACGACGGACCTCAACATGGTCACCTCTCGGGTGGGTATCGCTTCGCAGTTTTTGCAAAATGCTTACACCAATGGAGAGCAAGCCGCACGGAGTCTCGATGAGCTTGCTCGCAATGCCCTGTTCGCTTCATACTTCGGTGGCAATACGAGAGTGCGCCTAACCTTGGGGAGTGCCGGTACATCGGTTACGGTGGATGATCTTCGTGGCTTCCAATCGGCGTTTGTGAGCGGCGTTCAGCAGGCCATAAGCGCCTCAAATCCCCTGACTGTCACGATTGGCGCGAACTCATATACCGCTTTGGCCGCAACTGCGGATGCAACCAACGTCTCGACAGCTTCTGGCGGAATCTCTGGCGTATTGACGCTTTCCGGCAACGTGTCAGTTTCGGACGGCACTGCCAGTAATACCGTCCTGGCTGCGACAGCATCTTCGATCATGCGCCCGGCCGGCCGCGGCAATACGTCACTCGTTCTGGCCACCGACACCCTGACAATGTCGTGCCTTCTGGATTCCGTCGCGCGCCTTCGCGTGAACGCGGTTCCCGAGATAGAAGGAGCCTACAATTGCTATTTGGATCCTGTCTCCGCTCGCCAGCTATTCGCGGATCCAGACTTCAAGCAGCTATTTCAAGGCGCGACCTCAGTCAACCAGGTCTTCCGCAAGGGTATGACCAACGACTTCCTCGGCCTCCGGTTCATGCCAACGAATGAAGTCTACGTACAGCCGCATCCCGTTCTGCCGAATGTGGTGATTCGGCGCCCAATCATCTGCGGTGCCGGCGCGCTGATCGAGGGCGACTTCGCTGGAATGGCAGCCGAAGATGTCGCGCCGGCAGACTCCATTGTCACGATGGTAAACGGCGTGGTTATGGTAACCCGCGAACCGATCGACCGTCTGCAGCAAATTATAGCTCAGTCATGGTATTGGATGGGCGGGTTTTGTGCCCCTTCCGACACTACAACGAACTCGACAACAGTACCTACCGCAACGAACGCGGCATTTAAACGCGCGATCATCGTTGAACACGCCGGCTGAATCGAAAGGTCTGGAACGTTGTCACTTGGATCAGCCAATCCATTTCAACCTGCGGCAACCGCGGCTGTTGCATCAAGCACAGTTTCCGCCAATGTTCAGCTTTCCGGAGGTGGCGACTCAGTGCTCATCACCAATCCGAATTCGTCACTGCTCTATGTCAGATTTGGTTCCGATCCCTCCGTGCAGGCATCCACGGGCGATATGCCAATCCTGCCGAACAGCCGGATATTACTTCGATGTGGCCCGCTGGTATCGTACTTTGCAACCATTCTTGGCTCGGGCAGCGGTACAGTGATGTTTACGCGTGGCGATGGATCCAGTATTTGACTGCTCTTATCGACACCGAAAAAATCGATGCCAGGCGGCACTGTGGCTATCCGGCTTATGGCGGAACTGCGTCAGGCTTCTCCTCCTGGCGATTTTTTCAGGTTTATGGGCTGCTGGAATATAGGCTCAACAATTTGGCAGACGGCGAACTTGTCGTAATCCGGCGGTACCTGACAACACTCGCCGGGCTCGAAGCTGCGATTCCAGCGGCATCGAGTAACCTCGATACCAATCAGGCCGCGATATGGTCGAGGAACCCTAATGAGTGCCAGGATCGTGATCGACTTTACGATGGTTGGCGGACTCGCCTCTGCGCGTTCCTTGGCATTCCGCCTGGGCCCGGCCTGCGTACCAATTCTCCTAACCTGATTGTATGATATGAACGTCGACCATCTACAGGATCGTCTGTACTGGGGATTGAATCGTATAGCGGATAAGACCGGGCGGGTCACAGATGCATATCGAGCCAATGGTGTCGCGAATCCGCTTAACCGGTCGAACCGATTTCTTCAACTGCATGCGACGTTCAGCGGAGCCGACGGCAGTTTCAATCGCCCTGTCGGTTACGAGGTAGCAACATG